AAAGAGCAATTGAGAGAGCTGCAAAAGATGTACTCTTTGAATTCAACGATGAATTTACGAGAGCAGAATTTGTTAACATTATTGAACCAGTACTCAGAGACGTTAAAGGTCGTAGAGGTATTACAGACTTCCGGATTGTGGCTGACGAAACAGTCAACACTCCAGTTGTTGTAGACAGCAATCAGTTTATTGCTAATATCTTTATCAAGCCTGCTCGTTCTATCAACTACATTACTCTGAATTTTGTAGCAGTTAGAACTGGCGTTAGCTTCGAAGAAGTAACTGGTCAGGCATTTTAAGGAGGGATAACTAATGGCACTAGGTAGTGTAGATGAATTTAAGTCACGACTAACCGGTGGCGGTGCCCGCGGTAACCTCTTTCAGGTGACGTTGGCTAACCCACGGGGTGGTCTCGGTGTTGGTCTGGATGTTGACTTTGCATCGTTTATGTGTGAAACAGCACAGCTTCCTGGCTCAACGGTAGGAACAATTGTAATTCCTTTCCGTGGACGTCAGTTAAAAGTTGCTGGTGATCGTACATTCGATGCTTGGACAGTAACAGTAATCAACGATACAGAGTTTAAGATTAGGAACGCAATGGAGCGTTGGATGAATGCCATTGCAAACCATGCGGATGCCGGTGGTACACAGGCTCCTGATCTATACTTTGCAGATCTAAAGGTTGAACAGTTTGATCGCGACGAGAATGTCATTAAGACATATCGTTTCAGAGATGCTTGGCCTTCAGAAGTTGCTCCAATTGAATTGAGCTATGGTGATAACGACACCATCGAAAGATTCTCAATCACTTGGCAGTATCAGTACTGGACGTCAGACACCACTGATTAATTAATAATATATAGAAGGAGCGGGAAAAGCTCGCTCCTTCTTTTATAAGGAATTAACATGGCAGAAGCAGATCGCAGTTTTAGATTATTTGGTTTTGAGATAAAGAGAAGTCGACCTGAAGAAGATCCAAAGAAGGCTCCTTCTATTGTACCTGCGCGAGACGAAGACGGCGCGGGGTACGTAACTGCTTCAGGATCTCATTACGGCCAATATATTAACTTAGACGGCACCGATGCTAAAGATAATCATCAGTTGATTATGAAGTATCGTGGTGTTGCAATGCATCCCGAAGTGGATGCCGCAATTGAAGATATTGTCAACGAAGCAATTGTTGGTGGTGAAGATCCAGTAACAATTGATATGGATAATCTTGACGTATCTAATTCAATTAAGAAACAAATTAAAGATGAATTTGATGGTATTTGTTCAATGCTCAACTTTAATGAGCTTGGTCACGATATATTTAGAAGATGGTACGTTGATGGTAGAATCTATCATCACCTCGTAGTGAATGAGTCAAATCTTAAAGCAGGCATTGTAGATATTCGTCCAATTGACGCTGCTCGTATTCGTAAAGTAAAACAAGTCAAGAAGAAAAAAGATCCAGCAACTGGAGCAGATCTTATTGAAAACGTGGATGAATACTTTATCTATCAAGAAAAACCAGGAGCACAAACATCCGGTGTAAAGCTTTCGCTTGATTCAGTTTCATATATAACATCTGGTCTTTTAGATGAGACAAGAAAGAAAGTATTATCGTACCTTCATAAAGCACTAAAGCCAATTAACCAGTTAAGAATGATGGAAGACTCTCTAGTCATCTATCGTCTGGCACGTGCTCCAGAACGCCGTATTTTCTATATTGATGTTGGTAACTTACCACGCGGTAAAGCTGAACAATATATGAAAGACATTATGACTCGCTATCGTAATAAGCTTGTCTATGACGCGACATCTGGTGAAATTAAAGATGATCGTAAACACCAGTCATTACTTGAAGACTTCTGGCTTCCACGTCGTGAAGGTGGTAAAGGTACTGAGATTAGTACACTACCAGGTGGTGATAATTTAGGTCAAATTGACGATATCTTATATTTTCAAAAGAAACTATATCGTGCTCTAAATGTTCCGATTAATCGTTTGGAACAAGAAGCACAGTTTAGTCTTGGTAGATCAAGTGAAATTTCACGAGACGAACTTAAATTTCAAAAGTTTATTGACAGATTGCGTGCTCGGTTTGCTCATTTGTTTATGAGTATTCTTAAGACACAACTAATACTTAAAGGGATCGTGACAGATCAAGACTGGGTTGATATGAAAGAAGATATTCTTATTGACTTTATGCGTGATAATCACTTTGCCGAATTGAAAGAATCTGAGCTTCTTAGAGAAAGAATCCAAACACTTGACCAAATGAGTAATTATATTGGTGAATTCTTCTCTAAAGAATGGGTAATGAAGAACGTGCTGATGTTCTCTGATGATGACATCGAACAGCTGGCAAAACAAGCCGGTGAAGAAGAACAACCTCAAGGAGATGAAAATGAGTGATGTTGAAAATACTGAAGTAGAGAATGAAGAAAATCCTCTTGCTGGATTGGTTCAAGCTGCTTTAGATAAAGATTATAATAAAGCTAATGAAATCTTTGGTGATGCCATTAGTGTTAAATTGAATGATATTATGGATCAAGAACGAGTTAAAATTGCTGGTCAAATGTTTAACGGAGATCCAGAAGATGAAGATCCTGAAGAGGCCGAAGTTGACGATGAAACAGACGTCGATGATGAAGAGGAAGAGGATGGGTCTGACGAAGAGGAAGAAGAAAATTCTTCTGAGTAGAAAGTAATAATATTATAAATATATAAGAATAACAGAAATGGATGTGTAAAAATGAAACTCATTTCAGAATTTACTGATCAAAATATTGAAGTTATTACCGAAGCAAAAGACGGTAAGAAAAAGTATATTATTGAAGGTGTTTTTGCACAGGCCAATGCAAAGAATAGAAACGGTCGAGTATATCCTATAGAAGTCATGGAAAGTGCTATCGGTAAGTATAACGATACGCAAGTTTCAAAAGGACGTGCGGTTGGTGAATTAAACCATCCTGAAGGACCGACCGTTAATCTTGATAAAGTTTCTCATAAGATCGAAAAACTTCAATTTGAAGGAAACGATGTTATGGGCAAAGCCACAGTATTGGATACTCCGATGGGACAGATTGTACAAGGTCTACTCGAAGGTGGTGTTCAGCTGGGCGTTTCGACTCGTGGTATGGGAAGTTTGATGCAACAAAATGGCGCTATGGTCGTTAAGAACGACTTTCTTCTAAATGCGATTGATATCGTACAAGATCCATCTGCACCGTCTGCCTTTGTTAATGGAATCATGGAAGGCGTAGAATGGGTTTGGAATAACGGCATTATTGAAGCACAAACAATTGAAAAAATGGAGACTGAAATTAAGAAGGCTCCACGTGCTGATCTCTATGAGACTCAGGTCCGTGAGTTTAAAAATTTCCTCTCGTTACTCAAAACTAGATAAAAAAGGGAGTCAATTATGACTGAAGATCAAAACATCGATCATGACGTTGAACTCCATGATGACGAGAATGAAATCATGGAAGCTAACGGTTCTGACGAAGAAGCTTCGGTAAAGAGTGCAGATGCTGCTAGTGATGCTAGTGGTTCAGCTCCAAAGCGTAAAGGTGACAACACCGCACAAGATCCAATGCCTAAGACTAAAGCAGCTCTTATGGCAGGTATGATGGCTAAGATGCAAAAGATGGATAAGAAATCTTTGCAAGCCATGTACAAAATGGAAGGTGTTGAAGTTGACGAAGAAGGTGAAGTAATTTCTGAAGCTCCAAAAGCTGATGTAACTTACGAAGCTAATTTCGAAGAAGACCTAAATGCTCTGGTTGCAGAAGAAGCAACTCTTTCCGACGAATTCAAAGCAAAAGCAGAAACAATCTTTGAAGCTGCTATTAAATCTAAGCTATCGAGTGAAATCGATCGTTTGGAAGAAAAGTACAACGAAGAACTTTCTGAAGAAATCTCAACAACCAAAGCTGATCTTGTAGAAAAGGTAGATTCCTATCTTAACTATGTTGTAGAACAGTGGATGGAAGACAACAAGGTAGCTGTACAAGCTGGCCTTCGCACCGAGATCGCCGAAAAGTTCATGAACAGCTTGAAAGATCTGTTCGTTGAATCTTACATCGACGTACCAGAGTCCAAAGTCGACCTAGTTGACGAACTTGCTGAAGAAGTTGATGAGCTTGAAACCAAGCTTAACGAATCAACTGGCAAGATCATCGAAATGACCGAGGAACTAGAGACCTTTAAGCGTAACGAAGTAATTCGTGAAGCATCAAAAGATCTCGCTGAAACTCAAATCGAAAAACTTAAGAATCTTGTAGCAGATATCGACTTCTCAGATGATTTTGCTAAGAAAGTCGCTACTGTAAAAGAATCTTACTTTAACAAACCGGCAACAACTGAAGTCGTTACCGAGGAAGACGAAACCTTTGAGGTTGAAGCTTCTGATGTAATGGGTAAATACCTCAGTGCCATTAAAAAGCAAAATAAATCCTAAGGGAGTCCTAAAATGCAATCATACGACAATCTCGTAGAAAAGTGGGCACCGGTACTGAATGAAGAATCTGCCGGTTCCATTAAAGACGCTCATCGGAAAGCTGTTACTGCAGCAATCCTTGAGAACCAAGAAAAGGCTCTTCGTGAAGAGTCCATGCTTAACGAAACAACTGTAACTGGCGACGCTGAGCGTTGGAACCCTGTTCTGATCGCACTCGTACGTCGTGCTATGCCTAACCTCGTAGCATACGACATCGCTGGTGTTCAGCCAATGTCTGGTCCAACTGGTCTGATCTTCGCAATGAAGTCAACCTTCCAGAAGACCAAAGCTGGCGTATCAAACGGCGACGAAGCTCTCTTTAACGAAGCTCCAGTCGGTTACTCCGGTGACTCAAGCACAACCGGTAACGGCACACGCGGCCCATCCGGTCTTGCTGGTACTCTTGACGGTAACCAGGATTCAACAATCCTTGACTCCGATTCAACTCACGTACCATACGTTGGCGATAACTACTCTGCTGCTGAAGGCGAAGTCTTGGGTGGAACAAACCAAGAAGAACTCGCTCCAATGGGCTTCACCATTGAAAAAGCAACTGTTACCGCAAAGACACGTGCTCTGCGCGCTAACTACACCCTCGAACTTGCTCAGGATCTGAAAGCTATCCACGGTCTGGACGCTGAAACAGAACTGGCAAACATCCTTTCAACTGAAATTCTGGCTGAAATCAACCGTGAAGTTGTTCGTACGATTAACTCACAAGCTAAGATTGGTGCTCGTCAGACTTCTAACCAGACACTTGGTATCTTCGATCTGGCAACAGACGCTGATGGCCGTTGGTCAGTTGAAAAGTACAAAGGCATGATCATGCAGATCGAGCGTGAAGCTAACGTAATCGCAAAAGAAACACGTCGCGGTAAAGGTAACTTTATCCTGTGTTCCTCTGACGTTGCTGCTGCTCTTAACGCTGCTGGCATGTTGGACTACACTCCAGCACTGAGCTCAAGCATGAACGTTGACGATACCGGCAACACCTTCGCTGGTACTCTTAACGGCCGCATTAAGGTCTATATTGATCCTTACTCAAGCCGTGACTACATCAACGTCGGTTATAAGGGTACTAACCCATATGACGCCGGTGTGTTCTACTGCCCATACGTACCATTAACAATGGTCAAGGCTGTAGGCGAGGAAGACTTCCAGCCACGGATCGGATTCAAGACTCGTTATGGCATGGTATCCAACCCATTCGTTGGTTCCACTCCATCCGACGGTCTTGCAGCTGTTCGTACAAACCAGTATTACAGAATCTTTGCGGTTAATAACATCCTTTCATAGGACCAAAAAGCTAAAAACAATCGTAAAAGTAATACGCGAAAACACTGGGCCATCTTCGGATGGCCCTTTCTTTTCATATAAATAGAATCATGGCAGAACTTACTACAAATATTAACTATATTCAACCCACGTCGTTTAAGCTAACGATCGATCGGAAGAATTATCCAAACTTAGAATACTTTTGTCAGTCAGTGAATCATCCTAGTATGTCATTGAATCCGGCAGAAGTACCTTTCAGAAAACTTACTCGTGTTCCAATTCCTGGTGGATCATTAGAATATGGTGAATTTTCAGCAAACATTATTCTTGACGAAGAAATGAATGCTTATACCGAAATGCACGATTGGATGCGTCGAATTGTCGACAATCCTCTTGTTGGAGCTTTAGATAGAGATGGTAGTACTATCAATTCAGTTGCTGATATTACGCTGTCTATTCTATCAAGCTCAAACACAGTAATTAAACAAATACGATATATAGATGCTATGCCTGTTACTCTAGGAGATATCCCGTTTGAGGCAACAGCATCTGGTACAGAATTTATTGTTTGTCCTATTACATTTAGATTTACGCTTTTTGAACTAGTATAGATAATCCTATATGATGGAGATTGATTATGATTGACTTGAAAGAAGTCCTTGCTCAATGGAGTGAGGATAGTAAAATTAGTATGCACCTTGATGAAGACTCTCGAAATACCCCTCTCTTACATGCGAAATATCTTGAAAAACTTTCGAATGCTAAACTGCTTTTGAAGAGAGCTGAGTTTTCTCAAAAGACATTGCTCAAACAAAAGTGGGAGTGGTATAACGGAAAAATGGATCAAGCAACGGTTGAATCACTTGGTTGGGATCACGATCCGTTTAACGGTTTAAAAGTGATGAAAGGTGACATGTCTTATTATTACGATTCAGATCCAGAGATTTTGAAGTCAGAAGAAAAGATTCAATATTATAAGACACTAGTAGAAACACTTACAGAAATAGTCTCTAATATTAATTGGAGACATCAAACAATTGGGAATATTATTAAGTGGAAGCAATTCGAGTCCGGAAACTAAATCAAGCTAATTTACACATTGAGTGTGATTATGGCACAGCCGAAGAACTCAACGAATTCTTTTCGTTTTTTGTTCCAGGCTATAAATTCATGCCAGCTTTCAAGAGGAGAGTCTGGGATGGAAAGATTCGTTTGTTTGATAAACGTACAGGCGAATTGCCAGCCGGCTTGATATATCATTTAGTTCAATTCTTAGAATCACGTGGTTATAACTATGAAGCAGTACGTACACTTTATGGTATGCCTTACTCAGAAGATAAGATTGACGCAAAAGAATTAGCCACATTTATTTCTAAATTAAATCTTCCACATACAATGAGAGACTATCAATTCCTTGCTGTGATCGAAGGATTGAAACGTCAAAGAGGTGTACTCCTTTCACCAACTGGTTCTGGTAAATCTCTTATCATCTATGTTCTTTTATCTTATTATCTTGGTATGTTAAGAGGAAGTAGTGATAAGAAAGTCTTAGTGATTGTACCTACAACATCGCTTGTTGAACAGATGACAAATGACTTCGAAGAATATAATATGCCAAAAGGATTGGCTCATAAAATCTATTCTGGTAAAGATAAAGATACTGATGCTCCTATTATTGTATCAACATGGCAATCAATCTATAAACTTCCGAAAGCTTGGTTCGAACAATTTGGTATGATTATCGGTGATGAGTGCCACGGATTTAAATCTAAATCACTTATGAATATTATGAATAAAGCTACTGAAGCTGTTTATAGGTATGGAACTACTGGTACTCTTGATGGCACTCAAACACATGAGCTTGTACTTCAAGGATTATTTGGTAAGATATATAAAGTAACGACGACGAAAAAATTACAGGACAATGAAACACTAGCACCACTCGATATCAATCGTCTAGAGTTGAATTGGCCAGAAGAATTTAGAAAAGCATTTGGTAAAAAAACATACCAAGAAGAAATAGAAGAAATTGTAACAAACGAAAAGCGTAACAAGTTTATTACAAATCTGTCATTAGATCTAAAAGGTAATACACTTGTTCTCTTTAATTATGTAGAAAAACATGGTAAGCCTCTCTTTCAATCGATACAAAGTAAAGCAGCCGAAGGCCGAAGAGTTTTCTTTGTATCAGGTGACGTCGCTACGTCAGATCGAGAAGCCATTCGTGGAATAGTGGAGAAACAGAAAAATGCTATTATCGTTGCTAGCCTTGGAACTTTTAGTACTGGCATCAATATACGAAACTTACACAACATTGTATTTGCCTCACCGTCCAAATCACAGATACGTGTTTTACAGTCCATTGGTCGCGGTCTTCGTAAAAGCGACGATGGGTCGACGACTGTCTTATACGATGTTATAGATAATATTAGTACTGATAGTCAAAAGAATTTTGCGTGGCTTCATGGTCTCGAAAGATTAAAGATATATCAGAGAGAACAATTTAATCACAAAACTTACAAGATTGACCTATGACTTATAAACAAATCAAACTCACTAATGGCGAAGAATTCATCGCGAATATCTTAGATGTTCAAGAGGATGAAGGTGTTATAATCATGTCAGACGCTCTAAAGATCGTAGAAGCTGAAAATTATGACGAAGGATATAGTTACTTTGCTTTTCGGCCACTCATGTCTTTTACAGAAAACACCGATAAACTTCAAGTTCTTAATTTGGCCCATATAGTTGTTGAGACTACTCCGTCTGAAAATATTATGAAACACTATCATAGCACCTTAAGTAAAATGAAACGATATTCTAAAGGTGGATTAACTATGGAAGAACTAGAAGAGTCAAGTGACGAAGATTTTGAAAAGTATATGAAATTACTTGATGCGATGGAAGAAGAAATGGAAAAACCAGAAAAAGATCCGCGCGGAGAAAATATAGTACAATTTAAACGACCAAAGGATACCTTTCACTAATGTCTTTTTTAGTAGCACCATTACCACCAGAAAACGTGTTTGTTCGTAAAGAATTCTTATACGATCATCAAAAAGGTCATGGCGAATTCACACCAGGTATATGGATATCTGTAAAATCAACTCAGTACAAAGCTCTGTATTTCGAAACATTGCTAACCGAATACGGTGCTCTCTATGATAAGCTTCCGATATCTGCATTTGTATGGAAGACAGATCATGGTGAGTTGTTGCCTCTTGATATTCTTCAGCTTTGGGATTGTTTTGACTATCACTTGACTGTAGTAGAAAAACCAATTCTTTCTCGCTGTGAATTCTTTGGTAAAGATAAGAAGATGCATCCAGGCGAATATCTTTTTACAATTGATAATGCTCACCCTGATAAAAGTATTTTGGATATTAATTTCTCTGAACACGATCCAGAGCATAAATCTTTTAATGTTATAATGTTGGATAATGGACAATTTGCTGCTCAACCTAATAATAGAGTTATATGGCGTGACTCGAGTTTGACGCCCGATAAGTTAAAAACGCCAGACTTTAAGGTTTGTACACAAAACTATAGAGTAGAAACTGAACCAAAATGGTCAGTTGGTCATACCGACGAATGGAACTATAGAACTAAGGACGGAGCATAGGTATACTACCCTCTCCAAAAAACCTTAATTTATTATATCATATCTGGCGAAAAAGTACACAACTATTTTTTCGTATGATAACAAAATTAAACAGTGTACACAACCGCCTCTATTTGATATAATATACTTACATAATGAAGAGGACTATTATGGCAAGATCAAAAAGACAAAGCATTCACTATGTGAACAATGCTGAATTCTCACAAGCAGTAGTCGATTATGTGTCTATAGTTAACGAAGCTCGAGAAAACAATAAGACTATTCCAAAAGTACCAGATTATGTCGCGCAATGCTTCTTACGCATCGCCGAGGGTTTGTCTCACAAATCTAATTTTATTCGCTACACGTATCGCGAAGAAATGGTAATGGATGCTGTCGAAAACTGTCTAAAGGCTATTAATAACTACGACATCGAAGCAGCTACTCGTACTGGTAAACCAAACGCCTTTGCGTACTTTACTCAGATTACCTGGTATGCTTTCCTTCGTCGTATTGCTCGAGAGAAAAAGCAACAAGACATTAAAATGAAATATATCGCTAATTCTGGCTTCGAAACCTTTATGGTTAACGAGCATGGAGATGATACCTCTGGATTAATAGCTGAGGCATTTGTTGATACACTCAAGACTCGTATTGATCGAGTTAAGTTTGTTGATACTGAAGTAAAGGAATACTCTAAGGTAGAAAAGAAACGTAAGAAACGTTCTGTCACGGCTGATTCTGATTTGTCGGAGTTTTTAGAATGAAGATCGCTGTCTTAAATGATACTCACTGCGGAATTCGTAACTCATCTCAAATCTTTCTAGATAACGCTGAAGACTTTTATAAGAACGTTTTCTTTCCGGAATGTGAGAAGCAAGGTATTACTCAGATCGTACACCTTGGAGACTATTACGATAATCGTAAAGTAGTTAATATCAAAGCGCTGAATCATAATCGTAAATGTTTTCTTAATGAGATGCGTAAACGTGGTATGGTTATGGATATCATTCCTGGTAACCACGATACGTATTTTAAGAATACCAATGACATGAACAGTTTGAAAGAACTACTCGGTCACTTTATGAATGAAATCAATATCATCATGGAACCGACTGTGATGGAATACGGTTCTTTGAAGATTGCTATGTTACCGTGGATCTGTCAGGATAACTATGACAAGTCTATGGAGTTTATTGCTAACTGTAAAGCTGATTGGCTCGGCAGTCACTTAGAACTTGGTGGCTTTGAACTCATGCGTGGTGTTGAAAACAATCATGGCATGAACCATAAGTTGTTCGAAAGGTTTGAATTGGTATTGACTGGCCACTTTCACGTTTCATCTCGTAAAGACAACGTCTGGTATCTCGGTAGCCAAATGGAGTTTTTCTGGTCAGATGCTCATGATCCTAAGTACTTTCACATTATCGATACAGAAACTCGTGAAATAGAAAAAATTCAAAATCCTTACACTTTGTTTCATAAAATTGTTTACAATGACAAAGAAATAGATTATAATAATTATGATACGTCGGTATTAGACAAGAAGTTCGTCAAAGTTGTGGTAGTGGATAAGGGTGATACGTTTGCTTTTGATAGATTCATTGATCGTATTCAGAATCAAGACATCTATGATTTGAAGATCTCTGAAAACTTTAATGAGTTTATTGGATCAAACGTTGATGACGAAGGCCTAGAAATTGATGACACTCCGCAATTAATGGATGACTATATCGAAGGCGTGGATACTGATCTCGATAAAGATCGTATCAAAGTGATGATGAGAGACCTGATGACTCAGGCTCAAGCTTTGGAAATCGTATGATTATTTTTCAGAAAATTCGTTATAAAAACTTTTTATCAACCGGTAATAACTTTACAGAAATCGATCTGACTCGTCATAAGACTACTCTCGTAGTTGGCCAAAACGGTTCTGGTAAGTCTACCATGTTAGATGCTTTATCGTTTGGTCTCTTTGGTAAAGCACACCGAAAAATTGGTAAACCTCAACTTATTAACTCAATAAACGGTAAAGGTAGTCTAGTTGAAGTAGAGTTTAAAATTGGTGCTTCTCAATTTAAGATCGTGCGTGGAGATAGACCGGCCAAGTTTGAGATCTGGAAAAACGATGAGATGATTAACCAGTCTTCTCATAACAAAGAATATCAGCGTATTCTCGAACAAAATATTCTTAAACTCAATCACAAGTCTTTTCATCAGGTTGTGGTACTCGGTTCATCTAACTTTGTTCCTTTCATGCAGTTGAATCCACACAGCCGTAGACTTGTGATTGAGGATCTTCTTGACATTGGTGTCTTCTCTAAGATGAACCAATTACTTAAAGAAGAAGTTACTCATATCAAAGACAAACTAAAAGATGTTTCTTACCAAATTGATTTAACTAAAAACAAAGTCGATACTCAAAAGAAGTACATTACTGACGTCAAGAAAATTACTGATGAAGCCATCACTTATAAAGAAACTCAGATCTCTACAAAGCGTAATCAGATCGACAGTTTAGAAACTGAAAACTCTCAATTGAGTAAAGATATTGAAGGTAAACAGGACAATATTCAGAATGAACTTAACCAACTTCACAACCGGAAACAATCGCTCTTACAATACAACGCGCAGTTCAAACAGCAAATGGCAACAGTCGTTAAAGATGCGAAATTTTACGAAGAAAATGAAACATGCCCTACCTGCGATCAAGATATTGATTCGGAAAGACGAGATGAAAAACTCTCCACGGCTAAGTCTAAAGCAAAAGAATTACAAAGCGCTATGGGTAAGCTCGCTGAAGAGTCAGATCAAGTTGAACAATCTATTTCAACAACAAATGACGCACTTTCCGAGATACGAGACAAACAAAGTAGCTTACATTCTAACATACAACAAATCAATAGGCTCCAAGGCGAGATTGGAGATCTCAGAAAAGATATCGCTGGATCAGCCACCGCTGATTTAAAAGCTGCTGAAGAAGAACTAGAGAATATTAAATCACACCTTTCTTCTCTTATGGACGATAAGATGAGATCAAATGAAGAATATTCTTATAAGTCTGCTATAGGTGAAATGCTCAAAGATACTGGAATCAAAACAAAGATTATCAAGCAGTATCTTCCAGTCATGAATAAGTTAGTCAATCAGTATCTTCAAGTACTGGACTTCTATGTCCACTTCAATTTAGACGAAGAATTCAATGAGACAATTCGTTCTCGGCACAGAGACGATTTTACTTATGACTCTTTTTCTGAAGGTGAAAAACAAAGAATTGATCTGTCTCTACTCTTTACTTGGAGACAGATCGCTAAGATGAAGAATAGTGTAGCCACAAATCTTCTTATGTTAGATGAAACATTTGATTCTTCTCTTGACCATGAAGGTGTGGATAATCTACTTAAGATTCTCTATACACTCGGTGATGATACAAATATCTTTATCATCTCTCATAAGGGAGAAATTCTTGATGGTAAGTTCGAAAACAAAATCGAATTCATCAAAGATAAAAATTTCTCGAGAATAAAATAATGGTGTACAATCAGACTATTATATGTTATAATAACTTATTAATGAAACACAAAGAGGTATATTATGGAACTCAGCGAAAATACTCTTAACGTCCTGAAAAACTTTTCAGGTATCAATCAGAATATGATGATTCGTACGGGTAATACAATCAAAACAATCTCTGAAGCACGCACTGTACTTGCCACAGCTCATGTGACCGAAGAGTTTCCAATTGACTTTGGTATCTACGACCTGAACGAATTTATCGGTGTTTTGAGTCTTGTCGATACTCCACGTCTTGCTTTCAAAGACGAGTATGTTATTGTCAACGATTCAACCGGCCGGTCAAAGGTAAAATACTTCTTCTCATCAGAAGATACTTTGACCACACCACAAAAAGATCTCAACATGCCCGAGACAAATGTCAAGTTTACTTTGACAAATGACACGATGAATAAAATTAAACGTGCTGCATCGACTCTCGGACACAGTGAGGTATCCATCTCTGGTCAAGACGGAGTGCTCAGTCTTTCTGTGGTTGATTCTCAAAACATGACATCTAATGCTTTCTCTATTGACGTCGATGGAGACTTTGATAAAGATGCTGTGTTTAACTTTATTCTGAGCATAAATAACCTGAAGATTCTACCTGGTGATTATGAGGTAGGTATCTCATCTAAACTCATTTCGCAATTCAGTCATACAAGTCTAGACGTGAAATACTGGATTGCTCTTGAAAAATCCTCAACTTTTGGAGTATAATATGTCGACAGAGACTCTAACAAATCTACGTGAATTGTCAAATCGTACAGCTCGTTCTATGATTGCTGTTATTGACGCGATGACTCAACGTGGTGCAATTAAAGGAGAAGAACTCTCCACGATTGGTGGTCTTCGCGATCAATCAATTCAAATTATTCAACTGTGCGAACAGGCTGAACAAGAAGCAGCTATGGAAGAAGCTTCTGAAGAACAAGGTTAGTCGCTCAATAGACTCGCGGGGGAGCCACGGTTAGCTCCCCATCTTTTATTATATTATGGAGCACGTGAATGTCAAATGATTTCCTCTGGGTCGAAAAGTATCGTCCCAAAACTATTTCCGAGTGTATTCTTCCTGAATCGCTCAAACAAACTTTTCAAAAAATCGTAGATTCTGGCGAACTGCCCAACATGCTGTTAACGGGTACAGCTGGTCTCGGTAAGACCACAGTCGCCAAAGCGATGTGTAACGAACTCAACCTTGATTGGATTATCATTAACGGATCCGAAGAGGGTAATATCGATACACTCCGTGGCAAGATCAAACAGTTCGCGTCAACTGTCTCACTTCAAGGTGGATACAAGGTTGTGATCCTTGATGAGGCAGATTACTTGAACCCGCAGTCAACGCAACCTGCTCTTCGTGGTTTCATCGAAGAGTTCTCCAACAACTGCCGGTTCATTCTCACTTGTAACTTTAAAAATCGAATTATTGAGCCACTTCATTCTCGGTGTGGTGTATATGAATTCAATACGTCAAAGAAAGATATGGTCAAGCTGGCTGAGAACTTCTTTGAGCGTGCTAAGTTTATTCTAAACAATGAAGGAGTAGAATACGATGAAAAAGTTATTCCGCCGATTATTATTAAACATGCGCCTGATTGGAGAAGAATCCTCAATGAACTCCAGCGACATTCTGTTCTGGGGTTTGTGGGTGTTTCTGATTCTGTATCTACTGGCTATGATGATCTATTCCAGTACCTAAAAGAAAAAGACTTCAAGAAGATGCGCTCATGGGTTGTTAATAATATAGATACTGATGCAGCTGCAATCTTTCGCGCTATCTATGATCGTATGTATGATAAAGTAGATCCACAATCAATTCCACAATTGGTTCTTATTCTTGCTGATTATCAATACAAAAACGCGTTTGTTGCTGATCATGAATTGAATGTCGTCGCTTGTCTCACGGAGGTAATGGCAAATGTCAAATTCGCATGAGATTATTTTGTACACTCAATATGGTTGTCCATTTTGCGATATCATGAAAAACAATCTAAAAGAATGGGGATACACGTATCAAGAAATCAATATTGACAAGATGCCAGAACAAAAGCAGTTCCTTAAAGAACAAGGGCATCGCACCGTTCCACAACTTTATGTAAATGGTAAACATGTTAATAAAGTAAATACTGTTGATTTTACTGTGGAGATGCTACAAGCCAAAAGATCCAAGTGGAGAAACAAATCTTGAATCCCTTTGAATTTGTAAATGATATCAATTTCGGTAAGTCCAACATTATGGTTGATGACATTACCGAAAAAGCGTACAACGCGTTTATGGTAAATCGTAGTCTGTCTTACTTTAATGATACTGTTTTGATGGCTAATGAGATGAATTTGAACGCGCATCTGGATAATCGCCTTCAATTTGATTTTCTTATAAATATAGTAAGGAAAAAGAAAAGATTTTCCAAATGGGCAAAAGCTCAAACAAACAGTGACGTGGAAGTGGTTAAAGAGTATTATGGTTATAGTAATGAAAAAGCACGCCAGATCCTTCCCCTTCTTACGTCTGAACAAATTGACGATTTAAAAAAGAAGGTTTACCGAGGTGGAAAAAGAAAATAATATAGTTGAATGGACACCCGCCTCCATGCTTGAGGTGACTTTGAACGAGCCTGATGATTTTCTGAAAGTAAGAGAAACACTGACTCGAATTGGCGTGGCATCACGAAAAGATAATACACTCTTTCAATCCTGCCATATCCTCCACAAACAAGGACGATACTTTATCGTTCATTTCAAAGAACTCTTTTTGCTCGATGGGAAAAAGTCCAACTTAGAAGAAAATGATGTTGCGCGTCGTAACACGATAGCGACACTCATGAGTGATTGGGGATTAGTGTCAATTGACAATAGAGACAAGGCTAAGCCACTAGCACCTCTACGTCAGATTAAAATTATTCCTTTCAAAGAAAAAAATAATTGGACTTTACAACCAAAATATAATATTGGAAATAAGTCTTAAATATAAATATAAAGTAGTCACGGGAAAGCCTCTGTCTCTAATCGGTGATAGTTTATTGGAGTTACGCTCCCGTGATGACCTAGTGGATGCCGAATAATTCGGGTCCACAACATAACCTTGCTTAACAGGAGGTCACAATGACTAAAGCAACTTTATTGCCACGAAACGCATTTCTTGGTTTCGACCACATCTTCGATCAGCTGGAAAACATTCACAGCCACGCGAAGGATACCTATCCACCACATAACGTAGTTAAACACGATGCGTATCATTACGAAATCGAATTAGCAGTGGCTGGATTTAGTAAAGAACACATTGACATTGAGATTAAAGACCATGTATTGACTATCAAAGGTGATAGACCAATGCGTCGTCCTCAAGAACTTTATGTTCATAAAGGTATCAGTGCTCGAAATTGGAGCAAGTCATTCAGACTGTCGGAATATACCGAAGTATCCGGAGCTGATCTAACGGACGGAATCTTGACTGTCAAACTTGAAGTCATTCTTCCAGAAGAAAAGCTGCCTCGTAAAATTTCTATTGGAAACAACGAGGTAAAAAATGACAACAATAGCGCTGAACTACTCACAGAGTCTGCTTAACGGATTTTGGAGAGTAATTAAAAACATTCTTCGAGGTGTAATGATAGGATGGATTCTGTCTCGTCAGGCTAGAGCAAATCAATATATTGCTGCCCATATGATTCACGAATATCCTGGTCATACAGTTGAATCACTTACACATGAACTTAATTCAAAATCTTTTGAAAAGATTAGAAAGGAATTTGGTCGTGCGTAATTGGTTCAAGGATTTTATTAAAATGATTAATATGTCAGCAACTGAAAGATATCTTGCTCAAGCTACAGATCGTTATGATCTAGAAGAGCGTCAGAAAAATCTTCAGTTCGGAAAGGCAAAGTTATTTTAATGTGGCCTTATACTGACGAAGAATCAGATTATTTAAAATAATAAATAAAGAGAGCAGGGAAACTTGCTCTCTTTAATTACAGGAGGAGCGTATGGCCGAATGCAAAACGTGTGGACACGAATGTCATTGTGGTTGTGAATGCGAAGAATGTGTTAATGATGTTTGTGTAAATTGTACGTGTAATAATGATAGAGATATACCAGATAGTTTTACAAAGGAGAATACTTAATGGCTGCAGAAAATTGGGATACATGTATTGAGATGATTCTTCATCATGAAGGTGGATATGTTAATCATCCAAAAGATCCAGGTGGAGAAACAAATCTTGGAGTTACTAAACGTGTTTATGAAGAACATGGTGGTACTAAAGATATGAAAGACTTAACAGTTGAAGACGTAAAGCCAATTTACAAAGAATCATATTGGGATCGAGTTAAAGGCGATAATTTGCCAGCTGGTTTAGATCTTTGTGTATTTGACTTTGGTGTAAATGCTGGAACTGGACGTGCAGCAAAATATCTTCAAACATTGATTGGTACTGTCGCTGATGGTGGTATTGGACCAAATACATTAGCAAAATTAGATGCGTACGTTGAAGAAAATGGTTTAGAAAAAACTATTCGTAATTATCAAGACGCTCGTCAAGAATACTACGAAAGCCTTTCAACATTTGAAACATTTGGTAAGGGATGGACTCGCCGAGTTAATGAAACGACAAACGCGGCATTGTCTATGGCATAATGAAATACGAAACCATATACGAACCTGGGTGTTTATCTGAAGAGCAAGTAAAAACTCTTCAAGATGGTTTTTATTCTATGGCTGGTCTTCTAGAAGAATGGGAAGGCCGGCCTATACACCTCACTGAATTTCAGACTCTTGGTTTCTGGCATCATCGACATCCAGAAAGAAAAAGAGACGGTGTATTTCATCACGATTTAGTTCATATAGAATATACACCGATCAATCACTGGAGAGCTATTCATCCTGAAAACCATCCAAACTTTCCTAATTGGCTTAAGAAGAAAAAATCTATATTTGATGTAGAAGAATTTCATTATTATATTGTAGATCTATTAAAGAAAAAATTACCTGAAGTTGGCAGAGATACTTCAGGTAATAATAAACCTTATATGATTGCTTTGTATGACCTAAACTTTAATTTTGAGACTCATACAGACGGAGCAGACGTACATTGTAAAAAATTACCACGCCCAGAAAATTGGAGCGATCTTAAACCAGAAGATTGGATATCACCAGATGATGAAGGGTGGACATACACTCATCAAGGTCTTATTCCTATTGACGTAACAGATACTAAAGATGGCACAATCATCTTTGATCAAATGTTTGATTATTCAGTATATCTCAACATGGGAAGAGAATATAATGAATTCTGGTTAGAGAACGATGATCGTAAACAAATGATTAAAATAGGTCGTGGTGATAGTATCGAAAGATTCGGTAAGAAAGTAGAAAACTTTACAAATAAGCCAATGACACAAGAAGATTATGATTGGATCATGGAAAATTGTTTCGATGAAACTGACTTTCCAATTGAACATGGCTATGGATTGAGCGTAGAAACCATGTGTGAGTTTCATTCGAATGGAACACTATACGATTGGCAAGCAAATAGATTCCACAAGACTCGACCAAGAGTAGTAAAAGAGGATGAGAGAAGAGTAACACTCGTCTACTCATACGCACAGTTTGATTGAAATCACTGAATCAGCAAAAGAATATTTAAACAAAGTCGGACAACCAAATGTTTGGTTATCTGTCAAAGGTGGTGGCTGCTCTGGATTCCAATACGTTTGGGATGTCACAGACAAAGAACCAACTATAGAAAATCTAGCACTTGATCCAATGGCAGAAATGTTTGTCATTGGTTGTACCATAGATTACGTTAACGAGCTCGGCGGATCTTACTTGAAAGTAGTAAATCCAAATGCGACTGCGTCATGTGGATGCGGCGAATCTTTTGCGGTTTAATTCACTTTTCCTATTTACAAACGTCCTCAAATAGTATATAATAATATATGAATTTGGAGGTAATATGTCTTTTTATACTAATGTCTGTCGCTATGGTAATTCAATGCTATATCGCGGCTATAATCAACACGGCAAACGAATCTATCGAAAAGATAATGAGTTCAAGCCTGTTTTCTACACTCAAACAAAAATACCTACAGGATGGACTGGTCTAGACGGCGCACAAATTGCGCGGGTCGAACAGCCAAACATGAGAGAAGCCAAGTACTGGCTCGAAGCAAATAAAGACGTTGCTGGTCGTAAGATCTATGGCAACCGTAATTATATTCACCAATACATTACTCAACGCTTTCCACGCGATATCGAGTTCAAGCGTGAGCGTATTGATGTTGGTACTTTTGATATTGAAACTGAATATGACGATGGCTTTCCACATCCACGTGAAGCGAGCCAGCGTATCCTTTCGATTACTTACAAGTCAAGTAAATCGAAGCTATATCACGTCTGGGGTTATGGCGATTTTGACATGAACAAGTCTTTGATTCAGCCAGTTCGCTATTATCGGTGTCGCGATGAAGCCTCACTCCTCTCCAAATTTCTTGACTTCTGGTCTGACCCAGATAAGACTCCAGACGTGATCACTGGTTGGAATATTCGTTTCTTTGATGTACCATACCTTATTAATCGTACTGCTAAGATTCTTGGTGTAGAACAAATCAAACATTACTCTCCTTGGCGTATGGTCGATCATCGTGAAATCACGCGCCGTGGTCGTACCGAAGACGCTTACGATATCAAGGGTATCGAACAACTCGATTATATGGAACTCTTTCAAAAGTTCGGTTATTCGTATGGCCCGCAAGAATCTTATAAACTGGATCATATTGCCTATGTCGTACTTGGAGATAAAAAGCTTTCATACGAAGAATCCGGTTCTCTGAAGAATCTTTATAAAGATGACTTCCAAAAGTATATCGACTATAATATGAAAGACGTTGAACTTATCGAACGGCTTGAAGAGAAGATGGGATTGATTACCTTAGCTATGACTATGGCTTATCGGGGTGGTGTCAACTATAGTGACACGTTTGGTGTTACAAATATTTGGGAATCAATCATCTATCGTAAGCTACATTCTGAAAAGCGTATGCCACCAGCCTTTGTCCCTGATCACGGTAAGTCTAAGTTTGCTGGCGGTTATGTCAAAGAACCGCATGTCGGTGCTCATGACTGGGTAGTTTCGTTTGATTTAAATTCTCTGTATCCAAACATTATTGTCCAATGGAATATGAGTACTGAAACTCTGATTAGTCAAGCCGAAGCTTCTGGTGTCGAGTACTATATGAATGCTCCAGATTTTACTGATGATTGCTGTGTTGCCGCTAACGGATCCACGTATACAAAGAAAGTCGATGGTGTTATTCCTAATATTATTATCGACTACTATGATGATCGTAAGTCAATTAAGAAGATGATGTTGGCTGCTGAGACTGCGGAACAACAAGAAAAGACAGTTGAACTTGAAAAAGAAATCAACAAACTGAAAAACCAGCAAATGGCTATTAAGTATCTGATGAACTCTCTTTACGGCGCGCTCGGTAATCAGTACTTTAAGTATTTCGATCTTCGTCTTGCTGAAGGCATAACTCTTACTGGCCAGCTCGCTATCAAGTGGGCTGAACGTGCAGTGAATGAGTACATGAACGAATTACTTAAGACCGAAGATGTTGACTATGTTATCGCAATCGATACTGATTCGCTTTATGTTAACTTTGGTCCAATGGTTGAAAAGTTTGAACCAAAAAATCCAGTCAATTTCCTCGATGGTATTTGTCGTACTCATGTTGAGCCAAAGATTAAAGAAGCTTATGAGAAACTCTTTACTCGTATGAATTGTTATAAAGACCGTCTTGAAATGGGGCGTGAGGTAATTGCTGATCGTGGTATATGGACCGCTAAAAAGCGCTATATCTTAAATGTACATAACTCTGAAGGTGTTCAATATGCTGAACCAAAACTCAAGATCATGGGTATTGAAGCGATTAAAAGCTCAACACCCGAAGTATGCCGAGATAAGTTTAAGGAGATATTTAAGATCATCATATCTGGATCTGAAGATGACACACAGGCTTATATCAAAGACTTCAAGACAGAATTCAAGTCTCTTCCTGCTGAAAAAATTGCATTCCCGCGTTCGGTCTCGAATATTACTGACTGGTCAGATCGGAAGTCTATATACAAGAAGGGATCGCCTATTCATGTTCGCGGTAGTCTCCTCTATAACAAGCTATGCAAGGACAACAAGCTCACAAAGAAATACGAGCTTATTCAAAATGCGAATCGAATCAAATTCTGTTATATGAAAATGCCAAATCCAATTCAAGAGAATGTGATCGCGTTTCCAGAAGTTCTTCCACCTGAACTCAAACTCGACCACTATATAGACTATGATCTACAATTTGACAAGACTTTTGTAGAACCACTCAAACTGATTCTTGACTCGATTGGTTGGCATCCAGAACCAGTCGCAAGTTTAGATGATTTTTTCGCATAAAACTGTTTACAAAATGACTAAAATAGGATATAATAATATTATGAAACAATGGCACGAAGATATTTGGGATATGCACTACAAGTTTGGTGTACACGAATGGATCATCAAAAATATTGATGACAAAGAAAAGCTAGCAAAGTTTCTTGAGTTTCGTATGAACTTTCTACGTGAAGAACTCAATGAAACACAAAACGCGATTGACAATCAAGATCCACAAGAAATCGTGGATGGTTTGATCGATCTATGTGTGGTAGCTATTGGTACACTTGACGCCTTCGGTATTGACGCTCAACGAGCTTGGAACGAAGTTCATAGTGCTAATATGGCTAAGCAACCTGGCGTAAAAGAATCACGTCCAAATCCGCTTGGTCTTCCAGATTTGATTAAACCTGAGGGATGGACAGGACCAGATCATGACGATAACACAGGGTATTTCCCTAACGCTCTTTGATAATATATTTGACACTAAAACTGACAAGCGTATTGATCTAGCAGATTTTAATGCGTTTGAACGTGTTTTATATCAGTTGTCTGAAGTTGAACGTAAAGGCAAAAAAGACGCTCAATTGATGTCACCGGCGATATATAATAAAGGCACAACAAGATTGAATGATAATGTTATTGAATGGACTGGATGGTGTGCAGTCGATGTTGATGATTGGATACCAGAAGGAGATCTAGAAGATGATTTACTTAGCCGTTTTTCTCGTTATCGTTTTGTTTGCTATAGTACTGCCAGCTCACAAGCTGATCACCCTAAGTTTAGGTTGGTCTTCCCAATTACCAGAGCTGTACAAGCCGATCGAATTCAAAAATTCTGGTACGCGCTCCAATCCGATCTTGGAGATCTCGGAGATCGACAAACTAAGGATTTCTCGCGCATGTATTATATCCCTGGCAAATATATTATGGCTGACAATTTTATATTCAGCAATCGTGACGGTGACGCTATTGATCCAGATGAGTTAATCTTTAAGCATCCAATGCCAGAAAAAGCAAGCCTCAATAACTTCTTTGATCGCTTGCCTGAAGCTCTACAAGAACAAATCGTTCAATATCGTAAAGATAATCTTGATGCCAGCTTTGAATGGTCGTCTTATCATGACTGTCCGTTCTGGCCAAAGCATCTTGCGAATGAATACAAAGCTATTTCTAAAACTGGTTGGTATGCCAAGATGTATTCTATTATGGTAGCCACTGCCGGTAATGCGGTACGTAATAAGTATCCAATTACTGCTGACGAGATCTCTCAACTATGTCGACAATTTGACCAAGACACTGGTAACTGGTACAAGAATCGTCCACTTAATAAAGAAGCTGATCGTGCTCTCGAATACGTTTATAAAAATTTATAATTTGATAACTTTTTTGTTTACAAATGAAAAAAACTTTGATATAATATATCTAACAGTTGAGGAGATATATAATGAAAACCTATCTTGTTTGGGGCGAATATGGTCCTGTTGCGTATATGACTATTGAATATAAAGTTCAAGCCGAATCACGTGATGCTGCTCGTGCAGAGGGTATCCGTCTGTTGAAAGAGACTGACTACTGGGATCGCATTGGCGAACGCAACGTCTATGTTATGGATCCATTGGATCCTTGAGGAGAATGCGTAATGCTTACAGTAAATGATGATCGAATCATAGATATTATTGAAATACCGGTATCTCAAATCGGTAAGGGCGATAACCCTAGTGCTAGTAGTAACCGCGAATATTTGAAAGCTGTTTATCAAGTCTTTCACAAAGACAACAAAGATAAGATTGGTGATCAATTAATTCATGAAGATATTGGTTATAGTGGTTCTTCAAAAGATGTTTGGTATAGAACAGTAAGTATTAGACAACCTAATGGTAGTCATGGGTGTGGTGTTTATATGCGAAACAATGACTTAAATTTAGATGACTATCTAATTAGGTATCTTTGTTTAGACGAAGATCTTAGTCCAAAACAAATTAAAGAATTTGAAACTGAGATTCAAAATACTACCAAAGAAAAATTTGGTGCTAAGTTTGCTTGGGCTGGAGCATCTGGTGGTAATTCTGGTAGTAAAGATAGAATTTTGTCTTTAATTCCAAATCTGAATACAGAAGAAATGTTAGAGATAAAAGAAAAATTAGAGTCTGCATTCATGGAAAAAGCAATGGATGCAGCACAACAAGCATGGAGCGCAGCATGAAATATTCTCTTAAAGTTCTTCAGCGTGCAGCTGAAATCCAAAACAAGAAATCTTCTGATTATCAGAATCCAAACTCACGAATCAAACAAGCAGACTATTATGTCCGTGGTTGTTCCACTATTCTCGATACAATGCATGCCAAAGTTCTTCGTATGCAGTCTGTCATGGAAGCAATGGAAAAAGATCCAGACTATGGTATAAACTTTGAATCACTCGAAGATTCTTGTATTGATCTCATTAACTATGCTTCTTTCTTCGCAGCTTATCTTGCAGGTGAAATGGAAGGTCAAAAGCCAGATCGTGATTTTCTAAATCGTCCAGTGGAGACTAACAATGTTAATTAATATTAACGATATCGGTGGTGAAGTCGTCAAAGAAGACGATCGCTATAGAGTAGTTGACAACAAGACACTAAATAATCTTATCGTAAGCAGCACTGACTTATATGCCGGTAAGTCTACAAGTGGTCATGCTCATGCTGGTCAAGAAGAAGTCTATTACTTTGTTAAAGGCTCTGGTAAAATGGAACTCGATAATCATTTATTTACATTCTTCATCAATGTAAAAGAAGGTGATGTTGTTTTGATTCCTGACGGATGGTTCCATCGAGTACACGCAGGTCCGCACGGATGCTACTTTGTTTGTGTCTTCGATGGAAAGCGCAATCACTAATGGCTGAACTTAGAGAAAAGATTAATCAACGTATGGACATCCTTCAGATGTGGATGGAAAAGAATTATCATCTACAACGTCCAGAAGTCGTATCGGAACATATTGCGACAGTCAGTAAGTTTTGGTCTGTCTTGTCTGAAGAAGATCGTGACTATATACAATGTAGTCAACACGCAATTGAAGAACAAACGGAATGGAATGTTTAATGAATTACCAAGAAAATGATATTGTTACTCTCGTACTTTTGAATGGTGCTGAAGTAATTGGCCGATACAAAGGTAAGAGTGAAGGTACTGTCACGATCTATAAACCTCGTATGGTATCTCCACAAGAATCTGCTACTGGCGTAACTATCGGATTTGTACCAGGAATTAGTATGACAGGTGAACAACCAAATGGAGACTTCGTCTTTTCAACTAACTCTATCCTTTATATTTTAAGAACAAATGATCAGATCGCTAGTGGTTGGCAGAAAACAACTTCAGGATTAGTGACATAATGAGAATCGGATTAACTGCATCAACATTTGATCTGTTACACGCAGGTCATATCGCCATGTTGAGAGAAGCAAAATCTCAATGTGACTACTTAATTTGTGCTCTACAGGTTGATCCGACTCTTGATCGTAAAGAAAAGAATGCGCCTGTTCAAAGTATCGTTGAAAGACAGGCTCAATTGGCTGCAATAAAATATGTCGATGAAGTGCTTATTTATTGTACAGAAGCCGATTTACTTGATATAATAAACATGTATCCAATTAATATACGGATACTTGGCGAAGAGTATCGTCAAAAAGATTTTACCGGTAAAGATGAATGCCGTAATCGTGGTATTGAACTTTACTTTAACAAGCGAGACCACCGGTTCTCGTCTAGTGATTTGAGGGAGAGAGTAGCAGATGCGAATATACACCGTAAGTGATATCCGTCGATTCTTTATTGACGAACTAAAAGATGAAGCGTTTACAATCGATAAAACTGGCATGAAAACAATTGAATTGATTGGTGCTTCATTTCTAGCAGATGAGCCATCTATCTTTGGTACTCCCAATCAGGACTATATTGATGATGAGATTGCTTGGTATTATTCTCAATCAACTAATATCAATGATATCTATCGGTTGCCAAATCATCCGAAAGATAAAGCACCACCAGAAGCTTGGCAATACACTGCAAATAAACACGGTGAAATCAATTCTAATTATGGTTTATTGATTTTTGGACATAAATATTTTCAGCAGTATGAA